CAAATGGTAACATTCTTTCCCCTTTTCCGTTTTGATTCAAGAATGAAATTTTGTGAATCATTGTGTTCATGGAACGCTTCAATCAAATACTGTATAACTGTTCCAAAATCACAATTCACAAGTTTCTTTCCTCGAAATTCAATAGGGACATAGTCTGCTTCCAAATGTAACTCACCGGGGTCACGTGCTCTTTCAACTGTCAAAACCCAAATGTCATCAAAGGTTGGTTCATATCCGTTCTTTCTGTGGAATTCGCGGATTTTGGTAGAATCAACACCTTGCGATTCACCGTCCACTAAAAGACAAAATTCTTTCTTCGCAGTAACCGTAATCACTGCGTGCATTCGTCTTTGAATTGAATATGGACAATTTGAATACACCTTGGCATCAAGTGTTTTGACATTGGTGTTCACGAGAACAATCGCTGGTTCAACAAAAACCTTACCTTTACTATCAAGATCTGCCATGTTAGCATAGAAAGGTTGGTTATTGCATACATCAACAATCACACGTGTAGGTGGTCGTTCAACAAATCGAGCTTTGTCGTTTGCCATATCATCAATGGTCAAAACGACATTGCTTGTTTTCCAATTTGACATAAACTTGTCCGACGCATTGTACGTCGCACGATGTTCATTGCCAGTTGGTAAATTTGCTGAACGCAAAAGTGCTTCCAAAATTTGATCACCGTAAGTTGTTTTACCTTGATTACTCTTACCAAACAACTCAATTGCAAATGGAGATTTTCGTACACCACTACTAATCTTCAACACAACAAAGTCATTCTTTATCCGTAACAATCGAGTAAACTTATCTTGGATCATCCTCTTTTCAAAGGTACCAAGTTTAGTACTCAACATGTTCTTCAAACGAGTAGCCAAAGTTTCAAGACGTTTATCAAATTCATTATCACACACACCTTCAACGCGTTGGAGATTGCCATTCTTGACAAGTTCCCACCACATTGTAACACGTGAAAACTCTTCATCAATTTCCAATGAAGCATGTGAACTCAAAATTAACGGTTTCAAACTTCCGGCCTTGAATGATGCATACATACCCTCAACAAAGAAGGTAATTGTACCAAATACTGCATCCAGTACATTAAATGCATCACCATGAATGACGGCCATATCAGGTTCAAAAACTTTG